TTGTCTCTGTGTCTGTCTTTCTGTCTTTCTTTTCGTGAAGGCGCGGACCGTCTCATTCAGTTTGTCTTTTCATTTCCCGACCAGAAAAACGTTCCGATCTTATAAGTATGGAACACAACATCAATGATATTCTCACACAGTATGCGCCCCTGATCCGTAAGCAGGCCCGCCTATTTTCTCGCACCGCAAACGATCGGGAGGACCTCTGCCAAGTCGCGCGAATGGGCATCATCGAGGCCATGCCTGACTTCGATCCCATGAAGGGTCACCTGTCATCTTATGTGCAGGACTCCGTCCGGTTCGCGCTGCTCGGCTACCAAAAAGACTCTCAGTTTTTGTGCAAGCAATCCTCGCGCCGCTCCCAAAAAATCTTCGCGAACGCGCCACGGATCTTGCGCGAACTTGGCGCATCGGACGGCGACAATGTGGACGCTATCGCTGCCATCGCAGAGCGTTTGGATGTCACGACGATGGAAGTTTCTACCGTGCTCTCGGCTATCCAGCCGTCCTCAAATGACTTCGAAACTGAGGCCCTAGTTGCCGAAGAAGTTGAGTCCGAATTGCACGAACGCCGCCGCAATTTGTTGCTGGAAAAAGCTCTCGCGAGCATCCGCCCGACCTACGCGTTTGCTATTCGCGAACGCTTCTTAGCAGGCCGTCGCTGTGACGATATCGCGGAAGAACTTGGTCTCTCCGGACAACAAATTCGTAACCGAATTAATCTAGGAATGGAAGAACTTCGCGACCAGTTTACCGACTTAGAATTCACGGATCTGTTCTGAAAAGGAGAGAACTTTTCTTCTCAAATCCTTTCAAAAAACTTCGCTGATCGCTCGCAAAAGTCAACACAATTCTGCGCATAATCTGAATAGAAAACTTCACCGGTCGGTGCTTTTTCTCTTGCAGTTTTGCGCAGAACTTCACGCGGAAAAACGCGTGACCCTCGCCTGGCTTAATGCTGAAACTCATGGATGAGTATACCGCATTACTGGTCTCGGGCATGGGCACCGGAAGCGCAATTCCGAAGTCGGAAATGCTTCATCGCCACACACCATAAGCATCAGATCGTCGTCAATATGTTGCCGACTTTTCGCCGATATAAAACCTGGTGCCGAGGTATTTCTATCCGCTTATCTGTGCTAACGGTGTGTGACTGATAATTCCGGTAAGTCATGAACGCTGTGTGCTTATCTGTGCTGACGCGTTCATGACTGATAAATTGCTCTCTTTTATATAAACCGGGGATCATCTGACGCCCAGTTTAGATATAAGAGAAACTCATAAGATAAACCTGATGAGTAGGCGCAATACCGCAAAATGGGGTGCACTCTGCTTTTGCTATATTTCACAGGCCTTATGCTATCAGATCGTCTACCATTTCGCAGGCCGTTTCATTTAGCTTTCTCAGGGCTCGGGCTGTGGTGTTAAACCGGCTCCGTCCGAGTGGTTTTCCTGCACGAATTAGGGCAATCATTTCGGCCTGCTCTTCGGTTAAATCTGACTTGTCAATCAGCATGTCCAACACGTCGCTGAGATACGGATTCTTCTCTGATTGAGTGATGGAATCTGTGTTCTCTTTTTCTTTGAACTCTTGCGCATCTGATCTGTAAATCTGATCGCTCGCAATCTGAGTAAGAACTGACCGGCGGTTTACTTTTTCCATCAATCTCATGACGCGGCGGCGCGCAATTTGCATGATCCAATCTTCGGCCCGTCCGGCTTCCGGATCGAACGATTTCATCGAATTAAAAACTTCGATGCATGTGTCCTGGAAGATGTCGTCCTTGTCGATCGCGTTGTCATTTACCCAGAGCGTTCTCTGTGCATTTATGATCTTCCCTTTCATGCTTTCCATGAGCTGCCCGAATGATTTTTCGCAGCCGTTTTTGCCCAGACTTGCGAGCCGATTTCTTTCCTGCGCGGATAAATGATTTGCCATCTTAATTGTCTCCATTGATGTCTACCAATGAAGTGGTATCGAAAAGTTTTTTGCCTTTCTCTTTCTGCAAAACTTATGACGATACCAAGTCCTGTTTACACCACAAGCAGGACGACCGATGGAACATTTATCTCACGCCGAACTCGCCGCGTTGCAAGAGCAAGCCGTCGCCGATCAAGCCGACGCCAAGGCCTACTTGGATGAGATTAATTCTCACATCCGCGAACGCTATTTGCTCTCGCTCCGGGCTGCACAAACAGAAGACATTGCGAAGAAGGGCAAACAGGTAAACACGGTCCGCCGTGATCTGCCTGGCGATATTGCAATTGCTTTTGAAACTACTCGCTCCGTCAAAGTCGATCAGGAAAAACTTGCTGAGCTAATCGCCCAGCGGCCCGACGTCTGCGACTGGATTAACTCCGAATATAAGATCACCGCAAAGTCTCTGGATGAGATGCCGCCTGATCTCAAAGCTGCCGTCGCTGAGTGCACGACTGTCCGCTTCTCCACTCCAAAGATCACACTCAAATCCCCCGTCATTAAAACCCAGTAAAGGAAAACCAAATGGGAAAACTCGCACGCCTTGGCATTATCGCTGAGCCCTCAACCGGTAAGACAACTCTGATCAATTCCTTTGAAGGTTTGTCACTGGTTGCTGACACCGAAGGTGGCACCGCTCCGCTGGACGATCGCTTCGATGGTCGCATTCTGGACTGCACGACTTTGGAAAAGTTTGAGGACGTCATGACATGGCTCGCCGGTCCGGATGTATTCGCAGATGATGAGGAAATGTTTGGCCCTGCTCGCTATGCGCGGATGGTCGAACAACGCGGTGGAACTTTCCAAGAAGTATTCCCCGGCACCGAGGCTGTCTTCGTCGATTCCTACACGCGCTACACGCGGATGCTGGTCGCTCGCGCTGAACGATCTGCTGATGGTTTCACGAAGGAAGGCAAGAAGGATCCCCGCGGTGCTTACGGCCGCGTGAGCCGCGATATCAACTGGTTCTTTGCGCACGCTTTGCAGATTCCAGTTCATGTGGTTTTCACCGCAGTCTGCAATCCAGTCGAAGACGATCTGGTCGAAGGTTTGTATAAGCTGAACGCCGAGGGCGGCTCCGCCAAGGTCAAGTTCTTTGATGAGCTGAGCCAGATCGGTATGCTGCGCAAAGGCGTCAAAGCCGGCGAAGAGTTCCGCTACATTTTGTTTGAGAACAAGCCTGGCGTCGCGACCGGTTCGGACAACGATCAGTTCTCTCTGAAAGATCGCAGCTACACGCTGGGTCGTGCCTCCGACAATGCAGCTGCGTCCGGCATGGAGCCCGCCAACATGCAGGTCGTGCTCGACAAGATCGGTGCTGGCGTCAAGGTCCGCGCTGTGTCCCACTCCAAGAAGCTGCCGTTCTGATGAGCACCACCAAAGTTACCCGCATTATCGACGCGCTGAATGCTCGCCGTGGCATCGACATCACGGACTTCGATGACGAGACCCAGCGCGAAATTCATGCAGAGATTTATGAGATCATTGGAGGCGGCTCGTCCGTCTCCGGCACATCTGATGAGCGCACAACGAACAACACTGTGCGTCATCAGTATCGGGTTCTGTCAGACGAAGAGAAGGCAACTGTCCAGCGCATCAAAGATGCTGGGGAAGATCTTCTTACGGCGATCAGGTCGGCGGGACCAAGTAGAGAGATTTCCCTGGCAATCACGAAAGCCGAGGAGGCCGTTATGTGGTCGGTCAAGGGTGTGACTGCCTGATAAGACATCAGGTCCGGGGGCTCGCGCCCCCGGGCCCCCACTCTATTGTGTCGAGCCAGTTAATGAGCAGAGGTCTGTGAGAGGTCGCGTTCTGTTCATGTGTAGTAAGCCAATTAATTATTTGTGTATTTGTTTTCCGATTTTGTTCTTCGAACCGAGATCCTTTTTAGACATTAACGAAGGATGATTATATGTTCGACGCAACTCAACCCGGAACTGGCGGTGGCGGCAAGCCCGCAGCAGGAACTCTAAGCTTGGCAAAGATCCAGCAGCCCGAGCGCGGCAAGCTACTAGACGTGAACAGCTCCGGCCATGAGATCGTTCGCCTCGAGTTCGTTCTGTATCCCCAGAAGTGGATCATCTCAAAAGTATTCGTTCTGGATCACCGCAATCCCAAGGCGACCGAATACTCGCTGACCGCCGCTTACCGCGCCATCATGTTTGCAAATGGCAAGACCATGGAGAGCCATCCCGAGGCATTCCGTATCTCCGATCGCAAAGTATTCGCCCGTAACCTTCTGGACGCTGGCAAGTGCGCTATCAAGACCGGCCTGAGTTCCAACCTGGACAGCAAGGGCGAGCCGTTCGTTGAGATCGAACGCTTCCTGAGCCCAGCGCAAGAGCACCGCACCGTTGACGACTGGTTCAAGCTGAACCCTGTCGCTGATGAAGCTCCTGCCGTCACTCAGGCTCCGGATCCATACGACAATGGACTGGGCATGGAAGATTATGAGAGCGATCGCGCACAGGACAACAATTCGTCTGACGAAATCAAGTTCTGAGAACCACGCCGGGGCTGACGCCCCGGCTCCCCGTAATCTTTTTTCATTTAATTGAATAAAAGTTCTTCACAAACTGGAATGCCATACCCATATAATTGTCAGAGGTCGTTTGTCATTCGACTTCTTTCTGTTCAAGCCGCGACACCGGATTCCAATCTCGACTCCTTTCTTTGCTGCTGCTGTGGTGTCGCGGCGATGATCTACAAATAGGCCCCGGATCTCCGGGGTCTTTTTGCATTCAGGCAATAAAGTTTTTTGAATTGGCTTTTTGTTTCTTATATTCTGTGTGTAACAGGAGACAGAGAAATGATTGCTAACATCGCAGGCCGCCCATCCAAGATGACCCTCAAAGAAAAGGCCGCACTGTTTGTGCGCCACAAAGAGGAACGCCTGACCTACACCGCCCTTGCTGAGCTGGCTGGTGTGACCCGTCAGACCTTGATCAACTGGAAGGCTGATCTCGCAGCTGCGTCCATCGTTCCCGGCAATCCTGTGCCTGATAATGTTTCCCCATCAGATCTGATCTCTTTCGATATCGCTCTGCCGCAAGGCACTGTTCGTGGATCCGGTAGTATTGCCGACCTGATTGCACTTCTTCAATCCGAACAACAGCTGATCGAAATGTCCGCGTAAATTAATTTACTATTTAGTTCCGTCTCTGAGTAACGAACCCAATTCCTCATCATAAAGAATCGCTTTCTTATGATGGGGAAATACATTGACCAAGAACTTTCAGAAACTTTCCGACATTGCTGATCTGATCGCTGTCGAAGTTGGCCACTGCTTCTTCTGCATGGATGAACAGGAAGGCTTCACCCTTACCACCAATTACGACGCCGCTGACGCGCACCGCAAAGCTACTGGTTGTGATGTTCACCTCGCCGGTCATGTGGATCCTTCGGATGTATGATCCGCGGCACTACCAGACGAAGGCGGTATCCGCCGGTGTTGCCGCGCTGCGTAAGTTCCTCAATACTCTGATCATCGCGCCAACCGGATCGGGCAAGACTGCCATCCTGAGCTTCATTGCTGGCCTGATCGGCGGCCGCGTCCTCGTGTTGCAACACACGGGGCACCTGATTGAGCAGAACTCCCAAACATTCATGGATGCGCTCGGTGTCCCAGCCTCTGAGATTGGCATTGTCCAAGGCCCCCAGCGGGAATGGGACGCGCCGCGTGCTGTGTTTGGCTCGATCCAAACTGTTCAGCAGAACTTGGATGACATGCGCCACTATGACTTGATCGTCATTGACGAAGGCCACCGCGCAGCTGCTCCGGGATACGTTGCAACCATCAATCGTGCTCGGGAAATCAATCCAAACATCATGTTGCTGGTCATTACGGCTACGCCTGAGCGCGGCGACGGCAAGCCTCTGAGTGCTGCCGGCATCACGAACTGCGCCCACATCATTGAGATCCACGAGATGATCGCTGAGGGCATCCTTGTGCCCCCTAAGGCGGCCCGCATCTCCGTTGGCGTCGATGAGATCGTCAAGGACCGGCCCCGCTCGTTCTCTCCAATGGGCGATGACCCTGAGGTCGCCGCGATTATGAACCAGAACGTCACTGTGGACGCAATCGTCAAGGACTGGCTCGCAAACTGTGAACGCCGCAAGACTCTGGCCTTCTCCCCATCAACAGCGAGTGCTGATCTTTACGCCGAGGCCTTTCGCGGTGCTGGCATCGACTCCTTCAGTCTCCATTCCAAGGTCGCGAAAGAAAAACAGAAAGACATTCTGGCCGAATACAAGTCCAAGTCCTGCGATACCGTCGTCTTTAACTGCCTGATGCTGACCGAAGGTTTTGACGACCAACCTACATCCTGCATCCTGAACCAACGCAACGTTGGATCCAAGGGACTGCTTACTCAGATGCTTGGCCGTGGTCTACGCCGCGTCGATCCTCTGCGTTTCCCCGGCTTGATCAAGACTGACTGCCTTGTGCGCGACTATGGCGCGTCCCTCGTGCGTCACCCGGATCTGTTCGAAGCTCCAAAGCTCGATGTCGTCAAAGGTAATGGTAAGGCTCCCACGAAGAATTGCCCCAAGTGTAAGTTCATTGTCCCTCTCAATGCGCGTGAATGCCCCAACTGCGGCGAAGACTTTCCTGTCCGTGTGAAGGGCAAGAACCAGATTTTCGAAGTCAAGATGATCGACATTGATCTTCTGGCCAAGAAGTCGAAGTGGCGTTGGATGGAGCTTGGTCCCTCTACGCGTGCAGCTCAGTCCTTTGAGGGCCTGGTTGTCGCCCGTCGTCGTGATGATGGCACCTGGAAGGGCTTCATGTCCCCGGCTCGCGGCCGTCCTACTGAGGTTCTGATTGGATCTCTCGATGAAGTCTGCACTGTCCTCGATGACGCGCTGACGAAGATCTCTCGCTTGACCTCCACGTCTCGCAAATCCGCGTCATGGCACCGTGAACCACCCAGCCCTGCGCAAATGAAAGTGTATCGCGACAACGATATCACAATTCCCCAGCGACAACTCACCAAATACGAGGCTTCCTTAACAATTGGCACACACTTTTTACTCGATGAAATCCGTCGCGGGAGGTTGTCGCTGTGAAACTTGATGACCTTAGCCACGACCAAGACTTAATTGCTCGCCTTATTCGCCGCGCCTCATGCGATTTGCAGAGCAAGTTCCCCGCACAACAAGAGATCGGAGCCCGCGTATTAAGCGGCAACACGGCAATCCTTTATTGCCAGCTGCTTGGCTTCCCAGATCCCGAAGAAGCAGCAGATCAAATCACTTCCAGACTGTCAGGAGACAATTCATGAGCCAGCATTTCCAACGCCGCCAATTCTACGGGCATGTGCGCAACGTCACGCCTCATTTCTGGAACCCAATCGACAAGCACCTTGTCGAAGAGGAAATGAATACACCCAAAAGAGATTACCTTGGAGGTTCATACCTGGGCTATCCGTGCGAACGCCGCGTCCGATATTCGTATATTGGAAAGGAAAACTTTGATGACCCGCGCCTGCTGCGCACCTTTGCCCGCGGTCATCTGATCGAAGACTACAAGATTGGCCTGATCAAGCGGGCATATGACCTGCGCGCTGTCGATGATGACGGCAAACAGTTCGGGTTTTCTGCCAAGAATGGCAGGCTCAAAGGCCATAGCGATGGCGTGATCATGGGCGGCCCTCCGGAGACGCCGTTCCAGCTTCCTGCGCTGTGGGAATGCAAGGGTCTTAACGATGAAGGCTTCAAATCTGTGCTGCGTGACGGCATTTTCGTGCACTACGAGCACTATTGGGCACAATGCATTATCTATATGGACCGTATTCGCCCTGTCATTGACGGCGTAGTGCGCGATCTGACGATCAACCCTGCCATCTTTACCGTGATGAACAAGGATACCTCCGAGGTCCACGCCGAGTTGATCTATTTCAACCGTGAGGCTGCGGATTATTACGGCCGGCGCGCCGATTCAATCCTGGATGACCCCGATCCTGAAATTGTTCCACGCATTTCTGACGATAGGAACCACTTTACCTGTAAGGTCTGCCCTTACCGCGAGAAGTGTCACGGCCCAGCACCGAAGGAATACCTTCAACTACTGGGTCTTAACGGCAACTAATGTCAAAAAATATTTCCGTCTTTCCGGCTTAGACCAACCTTCCAATTACAGCCAAGAAAGAATGACAATGACATTTGATGCAACCCAAGAAATGCGGCACGATATCGTGCCACCACGCCCAGCTTTGGTGTCCGTTAATTCGGGCACCCATGACAATCTCGATTTTCTTTTTCCCGGTCAGGCTGGTGTTCAGCCCCTGCCTTTGATCGACGATATCCTTGGGGGATCCTCCGAGGCGCCTATTATCCTGGCCCATGACCAGCCCTCCGGCACGCGTCTGCACCAGATGGGCTACCGTGCGACGTGGATCTCCTACGTTGAGACCGATGTGACTTCTGTGGAGCTCGATCGCCTGGCTGATCAGGACATCATTCTGATGCCCCGCAACAATGAGTCCTCCTTCGTTAGCTGCAACGTCATCACTGATGCGTTGAAGAAGGCCGGCGTCAAAAGCATCCGCGTATGGGAGCCAGATCGTAAGAACCCTGACCATGTTTCGGGCTTCTCCCCTACCGATATTCCGATGGACTCCTCGTTGCAGGTCGAATTGCTGAAGCTTTTCACCAAGCCTGCGACCTACAAGCTGCAAAAATCGTGGGCCGACTTCGGCATTGACCGCTTTTCTGCCAAGCCTGACCCTATTCAGTTCCTGTTCAGCTCCCCAGACGGCACCGACGAGGGCGGTCTGCTGGTCGCTAAGGGTCTGATCGCTACCGCTGGTCCTCCGGGCGTAGGTAAGACGCACACGACGATCCTGGAAGCTATTCTGTGCGCGGCATGGGACGGTAAAGGTGCTGCGCCCACGGTCGGTAACTCGCGACTGCAACGCCACGGCATCTCTCTCGTGATCTCGTGGGAAGAAGACGAGCAATCTCTGCACCATATCGTTCACCAAATCTGCGAGCAGTATGGTCTGAACCCCGCCGTCATCGGCAACCGCATGATCCTGCGCTCCATGGTCGGTGTTGATAGCAACACCCAGTTCCTGGCCTTTGATCCCGCGAGTGGCACGCCCTCCCCGACCAAGGGCTACTACGACTTCATCGACCAGATGAAAGCCATGGCCAAGGCCCGCGATGAAGAGATCGTTTATATCGGCATCGACCACATCGGCCACGTCTGCCCTGGCGCAGACGCCAACTCCTACAATGTCATCAACCCTATCCTGAGCGCGTTCGGTAACCTGGCTGACGCCCTGAATTGCGTGGTCAATATCCTGATGCACACCAATAAATCCGGCGCCGATCTGGACGATAGCTCTTCGCGTAACACGGTCGCCAACGGCGTCATGGGCTCGATCGCTAACGTCGGCGGCGTGCGCCAGCTGCGCATGTTCTTCCGCGTTCCAGAAGACCGTCAGTTGCAGATGAAAGAAGCATTGAAAGATGACTACGATCACAACCGCAACCAGAACCGTTACATTTATCAATGGATCGTGAAGGACAACCGGCCGGGGACGTATCAGGGCCGTCGCACTCTGCAAAGGAAAGATGGACGTCTCTTCGACGTGACTGATCAGATCCGTGCAGGTAACGCCAAGCAGTTCAATGCCCTGCTCTCTGTTGTGTCCGACTGGATCTGCAAATGCTGGGCCGCTGGCAAGCCTGTGATGAAGTCCGGTGCGTATGCTGCGCACCGCGATGAGCTGCGCACCTCTCGCCCAAAGGAGATTGCGAAGGCATCACAGAAGCAGATCATGAGCCTGCTCGATGAAGCTCTGGCTGCCAACATGATTGCAGCTTCTCCGGATCACCCCGCCGTTGAGGCGCGTCCCGGCTCGCGTCAGTTCTTTGTCCCTGTCAATCCTGATCGTGCCGATCATGAACCGCTTAAAGGCGAGATCCTGGAAGTTGCCGAGCGTGCATCTATGAACGGCTCCCCGATGACCGTGAATAACTTCCACGAGTTTCGCGCCATGTTCGCGTCCGATGTGAACCAAGCCCACCTGAACCTGGCTCTGCAAGATCTGATCATGACCAAGTATCTGGTCCAGTCCCAGCTGCACGGCGACGCTGAGCAAATACATTCGCAAGACCGCGATGATTGGGCACTGACCCCCAGTCTCTACCCCGGCGAATAGCCGGGTCCCCGCAACAACAAGAGGTAGTAAATGCCCGGAACTTTTAAGCTGAACGATGACACACTGTATATGGCCGTGGCTGGAAAGCCGATCCCCCAACCACGGCCCCGCTTCGCCGGTCGAAGAGTTATCTCTCGCCTCGATCAGAACGCACAGAACTGGTATGATGAGGTTCACGCTACGGCCTCAGCCGCAGCAACAGTTTACAGGCATGAGATTGACGCCTGGCTCGCAGACGGATCTGGTCTGGAAATCAATATTCACTTCATGATCGCTGATTCACGGCTGCGTAAACCTAAGAAGGACCCGCACCGCGCCGGTCAAGTCCACCTTGCCCGCCCTGATATCGACAACTTGGCCAAGCTGGTCCTCGATGCGATGAACGATAAGACCGCCGGCACCAAGAAAGCCGGGACGCTCACGGTCGTTGATGAGCTTATCTACGCAGATGATAGCCTGGTAGCCGCGGTTAAATGGACCAAGGCCTGGACCGACCACGACGGCGCGCTGATCTCTGTCTCAAAACTTCCCCTCATGTCCGGCCTTGAACTGGCAAAACCCTACCTCGACGGCTTTGGTTTTGATTGTGAAATGTCCCTGTTTAACGACATCTTTTCTACGCCCCATCCATTTATCGTTAAATAATTTTTTGGTTGTCAGTGCTGATTCCTATTTCCTGATCAGCCAAGAGAAGGAATGACACAATGGCAAACATGAGCGACCTCGACAGCAACAAGACCGTGCTAATCTATGCACGCGCCCTGCCCGGAGCTTCGGATGAAGTGATCAGCAATCAGGTCGCGATCTGCATGGGTTACGTTAACCAACGCCCCGGCTACACATGTGTAGGATACGTCACTGATAATGTGGCCGGGGATACCGCGTTCGACTCTCGCAAAGCTGGGCACAAGGCCATGCGAATGGCGCTTGAAGGCGACTGCGATGCGATCATGTTCTATGATACAGACGCGTTCTATAACACCCCAGCTCACGCATTGTCTCAGGCCCAGCGCCTAAATGAGATGGGCATTGATGTCATCTTCGTTGATCTGAACATTGATACGACGACCGAAGATGGCGTGACGCAGCTTACTCGCAAGGCAAAGATGTCGGACGAGCACATCAAAGCATTGCGCCTTGTCTCGACAACACGCGGTGCCATCCGTGATGATGAACAATACATTAACTCTGGCGATCGCTCACGCAATCGCGCCGATGCTCACGCCTTCAAGGTTGCTGAGGATCTCATTGCTGCCACCGTCCGTCTTCATCGTAGCGGCAAGCCGTTCACCCAGCTGACTATTGCTGATGAGTTCAACCTGCGCAAAATCCCAACGCTCAATGCTGGCCGTAAGGAAAGCTCCGGACGCTGGACATCTGCAAGCATCCGCAAGCTGATCACACGCCTCGAAGGTCTGGGGCACTGGAACCCCGCGCTGAAATCCCCGCTGTGCTTGAAGCAAAACTCCTACCTCGGCTGGCTTGAAGAGCTTGGCCTGATACAAAATGAGCCCAATGTCGAAGTTCCTTTTTATGAACAGCTTGACGATTGCTACGGTAGTGTAGCAAATGATACGGTAGCAAATGATACAGTAGCATATGATACGCAATCAGATGGAACAGACAAATGACAGTCATCGTATTCGCAAACTCGAAGGGCGGGACCGGCAAAACAACGACCGCCCTTGCCGTTGCCGGACTGCTGGCAGAAAGAAAGAAAGTAAGGTTCATCGACACTGACCCCGCACGGCCGACGTCGATCGACACATGGGCTGCCAGCCGCGCTCACTCCGATCTTATTCCTGCTGGCCTTGATACCATCGCAAGCGATGGAGAGAAGCTTATCCTCGCCGAGATCGAACGGTCCGAGGCGGCCAATGACTATACCATCATCGACCTCGAGGGATCAGAGACCTTGCTCGCTACATACGCGATCACGCAAGCTGACCTTGTGGTCATACCGATGCAGGAAACTAGTCTGGATCATACCAAAGCGCGCAGCACAGTCGCTGAGGTCCAGCGCGCATCTAAGATGACGCGCTCATTCATCCCCTACTGCACTATCCTGACCAATACAGTCGTCGTTGGCCGTGGCAGATCCGATGAAGAGATCTATCAGAAGGTCAAAGCTGATCCCGGGATGCGTCTTATGCACCATCAGATGCCGAAGAACGAAGCCTTTCGTCAGATGATAGCGACTGGTTCGACCATTGCTCGCCTTGAAGATGCGTCTCCCAACGTGAAGAACAAAGCCATGATGTATGCACAGGACGTGGTTTCAGAAATCCTAGAACTGATCGGAGGTCAGAAATGAAACGTGAAATTATACCAGAAGCAATCGACTCCGGATGGAAGTCACGCGACCAAAGGCCGGTCTTAGAACAGGTCAACATCCGCATGAGCCCTGAGCTAAAATACCGCTTTCAGGCGGCGTGCAAATCCGGACGTTCCAAAATGTCGATGGCCGACCTGCTGGAAGAACTGCTGGATCTGAAAGATGCTAAGGAAAAATTAGACTAAACATCCAGCTCGCCTGTCAGGATTGCCCCATAGTGCACCCGGCAGGCGGCCTCCACTGGTGATACCCCTTGCCCCGTCAGCTCACGGAGTCGCTCGAAGTATTTCCCTCCCAGTTTCTGACGTGCCATCTGCGATAGCGATCCCGATCTGGCCACGCAGTAATCCCACAATTTCCCGTTCGAACACTCGACTGGTGGCTCAGGCCGCACGGCCTTGGCTTTCTGCTCGGTCGGTTTTGCTGCGAGTTTACGTGTGATCCCCAGCTTACAAGTTCTCAGCCAGCCTTTGAGTGCGCGCATTGCGATTCGGGCCTTACCTTGACTGTCCAAGTTCCAGCTTCTGAACCAAGCCCATGCTCTGCCCCACTGATCTTCGGGAATGTCGCGGGCTTTCAGTGCATCCTTGATCTGTTCGATGACCCATCCGGCCGGCGTGCCTGCGGTCAAGTCCAGCATCCTTCCATCCTGATCAATCTCAGAAAAGGTATTTGTATTTGTATCTGTATTCGCGGGCGCGCTCGCGGGCGCGCACGAGGGAGCCCTATTTTTTAAGAGTTTCATGGCCTTTTCGATGGCCTGATTTGAGTATCCTGCGGTCTTCATGGTCCGGGCAATAGCGTCCTGCGCGGCCGCCAGCTGTGCTGAGGTCGTCATCTTCATTCTCCTGTCCGCCCAGACATAGCTTCTGCGTTACCTGAATCGCGAATTCAGGCTTGCAATGGTGAGAGAAGGCGAGTATCCAGAGGTTGGTTTAGTTCTTCTGGATTCTCGCTCCTCCTCTTTTTTAGAGGATGGGCGATTTTCTTTTGTGGGGTATGGTTCTCCGCTATGTCGATGAGCAACATACTCACAACATGTTGCGTTGTCCAACTCGAGATTCACGATACGTTCAGTCCCAGTCCAGCCATCGCGGCTGAGGGGACAACCATCCGACGATGCCGAACAGGATGACCAGCGCGAACATTCCTCCCAGCAGCCACATCGGGATCTGATTCACGACCACGGTCTCCACGCGGTCAGCTGTGACAACCCTGTCGTCTGCGGACTGGTTCGTGTTCTGGTTAAATGTGCCGACATTCTCGGGGCTCGCAACAGGACCGGCCATCTCAACCAGCTTCGTTGTGCCGATCGTCTGCGTGTTGGTCTTGCCTGCCTGCACATTTGCCGCGACTTTTGGACCGCCGCCTGTCAGGAGCGACACCGGATTTAGCACGCTACAACTGGCCAGGAGAAAAAAGAAAGAAAGAAACAGGATGCGGATCACGTCAGTATTCCTGTTCCCGTAATATATAACATCATGATGATGAGGGCTACGCTCCACACGCGGCCCTCTCTTTTAGCGGTTCTTTTCAGTCCCTCATTACTTTGCATGATCGGACCCCGAGCCGCAGTCTTGCGTTGCGATATTAACGGCTTTGTGCACCGCATCAGCGATCGGTGTCTCAGGCGGTAACGGCGGTAGTTTTCCACGTCGGATCCTGATCACGTCCATGATCAACCCGGTTAGACTTATGCCTGCCAGCCCGCACACGAAGGCTCCGACAGACGAAGCAGTCCCAGGCGCGATCTGCCCGAGGTATGGTTCTAGAACCGGTGCAACGATTTGATTGAGATATACGGCTGTGATGCCGCCAACAACGAGTGCGACTGCACCTTCCTTGGGGCTCTCGCGTAATGTAAGCCAGCGAACAATGCCGCCAGCAATGCCGGCGACAGCTGCACGCCCAGCATCATCTGGAAAGGGAAACATGGGCTTACCCTTTTAACTGGAAGTGAGGGCCGTCATAAAACGTCTTGAAGTCTCCACCCCACTGCACGTCAATGCCCATACGCTTCGCGGTCGCCAGGATATGCTTACCCATCGTGTCGAATGCGCGTTTGTCGTCCCAGTTCAGCGGTAAAGGCACGACGTCTGCCGCCCGAGAAGGCATGCTATTGTGCTTTGAGTGCGGCCATTTGACCTTACTGTTCTTAGACGCATAGGCTGCGTTCTGCTCATCGCGGGGACGGTGACCCTCGATAACCATGAGATCCATCGGGCTCGTTTTGAGTGCCTCGGTTAGCACTCGCTGCAAGCGTTCGTCGCATTCGTTTAGATTTGTTAGGCTGCGTGTGCCCCATGCATAGTCTGCCATCGGTTCCCCCGGTTTTACAGGGGACTTGCCTGCTCAACCGGAGGTGGCTTCCGCGCTACCAGCGCAGGGTTTCTTTCTTTCCGCGCTCTTTTTTCTCGCCGCCGAAGTAGTTCACAAAGCCCTCTTGTGTAGACTTACGCGATACGCCTTGAACACCGATCATAGTTGCACCTTGCATAACGCGGCCGCCGATTGGGTAGAACGAAGAGATTGATGTGTTTACGATAGGCTTCAACATATCGAACGCAGCGTCGGCAACCATGCGCTTCGCGCTCGTGCCGTCCTTGCCTTCCTTTGCAGCTTTGCGTGCGTTGGTTATGCCCACGTATCCGTTCTTGACGATATCCAAAACGACAGACGGTGCTGGACCAGACAGAGCTGTTGCAATGTCTTTCTCATAACGCACACCGGTCAGCACGTTTATTGGATAATCAAGGCTACCAAGTAGACCTGCACGTGATGCGATCAGCTGAATGTAAGCCGCGGTCTCCATGTCATCGTAGCCTTTGGAGCCAACCAGCTTTGAGCGGATCTCAGTTGCGCCTGCCTGTGCGGCCGGCATGATTGTCAGCAATGCCAGCAGTGGACCCATGTCACGAAGAACATCCATGGCCGCTTCGTTGCCAGTCATCTCGCCAGCCTTTACAGCCTTAGCGTTTTTCTTGATGCGACCTGCGCCCTCAGCTGCACGCTTCAGGTTTGGGTTCATGACCCGGCCTTGGAAGCCGAACATGTAAGCTGTCAGGCCATAGACCGGCTTGAAGATCGGGTGCGTTGCCAGGCGTGGACGATCCACGGCCGTTGGAGATACGATCACGTCCTCAGTGAAACGGCGCACGGCGTTGCCGTATACCTCGCCAATGTCTTTTGCTTCATCAAGCTGCTCCCAGCTAATGAACTTCTCGTCATACTCATCGACATCGGCATTATCCAAAAGCTTTTTCAGCTCGGCAAGGTGCTCCTTTCCGATGCCCATGGCAGCAAGGTCCTTGATGATGTGCTTATCGCCCTTCTCGATTGCCTTCTTAATCGACAGGTCGATAGAACGGCGCGCACCTTTGACGGCCATCACGCGGTTTGCATCAGTCCACTGCGACAGCATGGAGGCACGGAAGAATGTGTTCGTGATCTTCTGGGACCAGCCAGTATCCAGACCGCCGCCCATGCGTGCAGCCAGAACAGAGTCAGCCATATCACCCATGATCAGACCCAAGTAGCGCGCCATCTCGCGGGCCTCAGACGTGGAGTCCACGCCCTTGTATGCTTCGGAGAAGTTCTTGTGCAGGTCTTTGACGTTGCCCATGAAGGACTGCCCATCGCCCGCCCAGTTGGAGCGAACAAAGAGCAGTAGTGGCTCTGACAAGGAGGTGATCACGGTATGCGGCAGCAGGGCTACCGATGCCAGTGTCTGCAAAGCAGATACGACGTTACGCACGACGGCACTGTCTGCGCCCCAACCTTTGCGATTACCCGTGCTGCTCAGGATCTCTTTCTGGATCTCGTCCAGAAACTCCTCGTTACCCTCGTTGACTAGCTGCTCGAACAGCTCCTTCATTTCCGCATCCGGGAAGTGCTTTTCCCATGCAGCCTTCTCAGCGATGGCGTTCGCATACTTTGGCAGCACAACCATTGGGTCTGTTTCCAGGAACTCCTTGAAGAACATGTCAGCCTCCGGCCCCAGGCGACGCGGCTTCGCGTGCTGGGTTGCACCGTTCTTGGCTTTGAATGCGGTCAGTGGGTTGTCGCCAACAGCATAGCCGTGCTTGCCGCTCCACATCGTGCTATACAGGTCATCGACATAACCCTCGATATCCTTGGCAGTCTTAGCATTCTCGGGCCGATGAGCCGTGAAGTATTCCCGCGCAGCTTTCTTGAAGTCCTCAGGGTTCTTGATTGCCTTATCCATATCAAAGATACGCGGGAAATAGTTCTCAACAGATCCAATTTCCATGCCCTCTTTACGTGCGGACTTGACCAGTTCTTTCAGCATCTTGCGTAGAATCTTTGCAGACTCTCCAATCTCGGTGTCCGCGTATTTCGCAGCCAGCTTTCCATCTGTCTCGACCAGGATGTCACGGATAATCAGGCGGCTCTCCAAGTCAGCCTTGGTTTCGAACGGCTTCATTGCTGTCTCGAACGCCTTGTTTACCCTGCCGTTCATCTTCGTGACGGTCTCGTTGTATGTCTCTCTGGATATTTTCCCATCGCGCACCTTGACCAGCTTGCGCTGCAACTTCTCCAACGTTTCAGTGGGGCGGTTATGGTATGCCGCCTTGCGGATACGCGCGTATGTGTTGGAGGCCTGAGAGAAGAACACACCGGAGCGCGCATGCGATGTCATTGCCAGGGACAAGTCCTTGACTGATGCGCGGGCTCCGGCCGGGTTTGCCTTGATCTTTTTTACTGCATCAACCGCGCTGGCAAACTTGGTGGATACTGTGCGTCCGATCTCGAATAAGCCCTCGACGTCGCGGCCGTATGCCTTGTTCAAATGGCCTTTGCCTGAACCTAGTCCGCCCTTGGGAGGCATCGAATAAGCCAGTGTGCTCGTTGAATCCAGCGCGCCTTTCGGTGCGTTGACCGCTTTGGGTGCGTCAACTTTCCCTTTCATCTCGCCATTGCGGATCTTCTTCATCACGTCATCGGATGACTGGAAGCCCTCATTGTTCAGCAAGCTGCGAACCCGCTCGAGGCCGTTCTTGATGGTATCGTAGATACGCTGCATTGCGCCGGCCGGCTTGATATCACCTCTTGTGATAGCTGCCATATGGTGCGCGACAGCCTCTTCCAGCTGCTCGACTTGTGAAAGCTTGGAGTAGTGCTCGTGCTTGTCGATCCCGTATTTCTTGATCCATGTCTTGCCGGCGCGTTCCAGTGCACCGCGATCGGCCTTCGATAGACCCTTCCACAATGCGTGAACGATCTCGTGATCCAGTGCTGCCATTGGATCATCAGCGTCCAGAGACACCTTCATCACACGGGCTGCGCGATTGAATGATGCCTCACCCTTGCCATCGACCAGGCCGCGAACGAAAGAAAGAGAGAAATCATCCCCGCCAATTTCACGCGCACGAGTTGTCAGTCGCTTGATGAGATCATCAGCGTTCTTGATATCCTTCGCAGTAACCGCCTTGGCGGAGAGGGCCTCGTCCTTCTTTGGGGCAGCTGTCTTTGTTTCTTTCTTTGCGGGTGCTTTCTTTGCGGGTGCTTTCTTTGCGGGTGCTTTCTTTGCATCAGGCACACCCAACGCTTCGATGTCCTTGATTGCCTGCTCGCTGCGTGCCTTGATCTTCTCCTTGATCGGCTTGCGATCCACTATCCCTTTGCCGTTGTTTTCAGCAGCTAGGCGATATAGGTCCTCGACGGCCAGGTCGCGAATTGCTTCACTCTCTGGCGAGTAATTGGCTTTGACCACAGCCCTGTTGATCGGCTGGTCCAAACCGTTCCAGTGTGCATTTCTTTGGACATCGCTCATCTCAGCCTTCATCTCAGCGGCAGTCTTTGGCGCAATTGCTTTGGCCTTGGGAGCATTACTCTTTGGAGAGGGGGCGGCTTCCACTTTTGCAGCAGTAGGTGTCTCGATCTTAGCCGCAATAGCTTCAAGCGATTCAATACGAACGGGCAAAACCATGCCGACCTGCTGGTCTCCCTTGTATACCATGAACTTGCCTGCGCCATCTTCCTTAGAAAAGTAGCGCGCCTCCATCCCATTTTGGTCGATATACTGCTTGTAATTACGATTCATAGAAACAAGCTGACCGTCAGGCGTGCGCCCGATCATGCTGTAACTTTGGATCCTGTCAGCGTTGCGCGTTAAAGATGATCCACCTATCCACTCGACGGAAACATCAGCATCTCCTCCGAAGGCGCCCTCCATTTCGCCATCTTGTCTAGCCATCTTCTTGCTTGATCCCTCGAAAGCTGAGGCCAAATCTGGGGCTGCGTCCTTGCGAAACACCATAGCTCCGTCAGAAATATAATTATCCGACACAATAGGCCTGCTAAAATCATAGCTTTTTAGAATAGCAGACGCACCGACCTTAGTGCTCGGCATATCGGCCGCACGCACTGCTACCCTATTACTGTCAGGGATCTGGATTTTTTCGACATTCTTGAATGCGACGCGCTTCTTCGTCGGGCTCTCAGCATCTGCTCGGGGCGCGGGGATTGGATCAGTCGTAGCTACTACATCGTCAATAACAGCTTTAACACCAGGCGCAGGGTTAGTCCTGAGATCTGATGGGGAAACAACCTGAGGCTCCGACACCATATCAGGTCGGATGTTAATTGGAGCACCCTCGCGTGCAACGAGTGAACCATCTGGATTAACTTCCGGCGCAGGTAGTAGACGCAAGGACATCGGCTTGGCCGTAGGAGCGGGCATAGCTTGCGGCGGCATCGGCCGTTTAATAGTAGGTGCAGGCATAGCCTGTGGCGGCATATCCGCAATAATCTCTTCCGGGAACAGGTCATCGACGGCAGTCGGCCCTGCCATATCCGGGAAGTCTTCCATGTTTTTCGCAGCAGCGTTCTCAGCCTCGACAGCTGCCTTCAAGCGGGAAGCTTTGACGGATCGTGAGCCAGCTCCAATAGCACGCATCACGCCCTCGGCCGCGCCACCAATCAGTGCGCCTTCGCCGGCCCTCTTGAACGAGGTTTCCCAGCCGCTGTCGCCTTCATCAATTGCGAATATATTTTCCCATCCAAGTTTGTCCTCGACAACGTTGCCGAGACCCTTGGTATTTTCATGACTGCGGGCCGTGTGGGTAGATGCGAAATCACCAACGAAGCCGCCAACGATACCCCCAGTAAAATCAAGGGCGCGCTTGATCCCAGTTGTATTCTTTGGGTTCAGGAGCTTTGAGCCAACCATGCGACTTGCACCCATAGTGCCACCGACTACGGCAGGGGCAGCGGCACGGATGAAATCTTCGACCATTGTAGGATCACCGATACCAAAACCCTCTCGGGCTTCCTGCATCATATCAGTCAACTCGCCGGCACCGCGCTTCCACGAGTCAACGCCCATCTTTTCGATTTCGCGCATTGCAATAACTTGCTTGAGCTGCTCATCGTATTCTTCTGGACTTAGGAAGCCCATCGCATACTTCGCATCAAGGCCCGCTTTGCTGAAAAACTTATTGATATGAGGCGACGCCTCCATACCTTTTTGAGCAACACCGTAGCCTGCATCAAGTATGGCTCCCCCTACTGCAAGGGTCGCATCTCTTTGGAAATTGCCAAGGCCGTAGCCCTTGTTTTTCTCCTCGAGAGCCATACGCTCGGCTTCAATGGCGGCAAGCATTTTACCTTTTGAGGCAGGATTCAACTCTTGTTCTGGTTCCCTGTCAGAAAGGTTCCGACCGTTACCGTTGTATCCTGCCATGTCTTACTCCGTGAAAAACTTGTGAGCCCCCGTCCCATTAAGCTTGTCAAACCAAGCTGTATCGTTCGGGTCTTTAAATAGTTCTTGGAGGCTTATGTCGTTTATGCTTCCGCTTGGAGGCAGCTCAAACCCAGCCGCCTTCATTTTTCCCATGCCTTCCGTCATTTTCATTTTCCTGTCTCGGAAGTCGATCAGATCCTGAACACCCTTACTGTAAGTGGGCTTAATAGCGTCCTCGTAAGCTTTTACGATCTGCGGCACTCCTGAGATTGCCCCCGCAAAATCTCCTGCGGCAGCTCGTTCATTGATATGCTGCTCTACTGCTGCATTAAGAGCCGGGTTTTCCTGCAGTCGTCTTTGGTATTTTTCCACGTCCCCGCCAGATGCTGCGCTCATTGCAGCCTCCCTAACTTTGTTATGCTCTGTAAAGGACATCCTATTTGTGTTACGACTTTTTGCACCAAACTCTGGGTCAATCATGTGGTCATATGAAGCATATTCATTTTCGCCAGTGAACTTACCGTAGGCCGCGTTGCTGTTGACCAACTCCTCAGTAGAGATGTTCGGGTTATTCGCATTCAGGTAGCGGTTTGCACCTTCTAGATTTGCAACCTCTCCGGCACGAAACATTTGACCAAGGAACGCGTATGGATCACCGCTGCGAGCTGCTGCCTCTGCGCTCTCTCGGCCGGACCATTCTTGTTCTTTGAGCTTATTATCTGCGTCGGCTACATCCCGATCCACCTGCCATGTGCGCTTCTCATGCATGGCGTCATACTGAGCCTTCGCCAGATCAGCCGCGCCGCTTCCGCCTGCTGATCTAGCAGCCGCCTTCGCACCTGCTAAGCGGGACAGGAAGTCGTCCTGTTCGAACTGTCGCGTCATTTGCTTAGTTTTGCGGGCATCATTCGACGCGCCAACATATCCAGCCTTCGCAGCGATACCGCCAAAGCCAGTGCCATAGTTATCATTCGGGTTGTAAAAAGGGTTCTGTGCCATCTGTCTTTCTTTCTTTATAACTGGCTGCGGTAGAGTTGTTCCATCAGCTCTGCGTATTTCTGCTGCTGAGCTAAGGCCTCGGCCTTCTGCTGTGCGATCTGTTGCTCGCGCTGCTGTGCAATCAGTGCATCTGCTCTCGTCTTGTCACCGATCGCCTTTTGCGCTGTGACATTGCGCTGACCAAAAGCCAGCTGACGCTGGATCTCCCCGACAGAAAGCTCGCCGTTCAACTTATCCTGATCAGCTACACTACCGTAGCCTATGCTATCATACCCTATCCCCATGACGCGCTGAGCGTCGGTGATTGCCTGGCCATCAAGCCCATTCTGACGTGCCATGTCTGCCAGTGCAGTGGACTGGCCGTAGCCGGTCGCCATTGCATCAGCTTGGGTGCCGAGCTGCACTGTGTTCACAGCCCCTGTGCGGGCCGCCAGAGCAGCTCCTGGGCCTGAGGTTGGCACTGACTGCGGCTGAGCCACTGAACCCATCATCTTGGACCGCGCTGCGGCTGCACGCTTTGCGCTATCGTTGGAGAACCCGGACAATCTGCCTGACATGTTGCCGAACGCATCGCGCGCCTTTTGGATCTCGCCTTGGTTCGTCCGGTTTACGCCGTTAATGCGATCAGCGGTCTTGTCGCCATACTTCGTGATGGCGTCCTGCTGGGTGTTATAACCTTGATATAAATTGGCCATTAGAAAATGCTCCTTGGGTCGATGCCTTCGCCGTAGAGCGCGGCCTCTTGTTGTGCTTGTCCGAAGAGGTCATCCAGATAAACGGACATGGGGTCGGGCCCCTGAAACTTCGTTTGATTGTAGAGATTGAAAAGGTTGGTCTCGTTCTGGTAGCCCATCCCCATCGCTACATCCGCAGCTCCGTTGAGCATGCTTTCCTGAGCGTAGATTTGACCGCGGGCTTGATCACCGGCCGTCAGGGCCGCCATCTCATCAGCCATCTGGCGCGCCTGGTATGATCCAAAGACATTCGCCGTGCGGATCTGTGCAGCTGACCCGCCGTTCTGACCGGATCCAAATGCACTGTATGTGTCTTGCTCGCGGGTTTGATCGTAGGCTGAGCGCGTCTCTTGCTGTGCGTTGTTGCGATATGCAGTCTCAGCGTCATAACCGGCGCGGTTCGCCTGGCTTTCCACCTGGCCATTAATCTGCTCACGCTGTGCAGCTAGATTATCCTGGTATTCCTGGCCGGCACCCGCGATGCGATCGACAAAACCTCCGAGGTTCTGGTCGCCTTCGCGAATGCGATCAATCTGTTGACCGGGAATATTAATGCTTTGGCCGTTGTCCATGTTGATCCGCATGTCGGCCATGCGAGCAGACAAATCAGCAGCACTAGGCGGAGTCGGCGAAAAGCCTGGCGATGTAGTTAACATGGTTGTTCCACTTATTGTTCTTGCGTTGGATTTGATGACGGGAAGCCCGAGGGCTTCCGGTCTTACTCAATGCCGGCGCGGTGCAGAACACATGGTCCTGGGAACGTGGTGCGTGCCTCTATGGCTATGGCCTTTGAGCTTAGGTTGACCTTGTGCCGGCCAGTCTCTTCGTCGCTGTCGTTGAAGCGTCCCAGCGAGTGCCGGACATTCAGCCGCTTTGGGTCAAGCAGGGCGTTCAGCCTCCACTCACCGGTTACCAGTGCGACGATTTCTGTGCTCTTCGAATCCGCGTGCGGGTTGCCGGCTACATCAAATCCCGTGATAGCCACGGCCTCTGTGCCATCGTAGGTTTCCCCGTCAGTGCCGCCATACAGAAACACTTCGTCTCCACAGCGTATGAACAAGCGATCATTGATACGGGCCACAGAATCCACCACACCGGGCAGATCATAAAGCGACCAACCTTTGATCCCCATCGACGGAAAGAAAGAAAGAACGAGAGCCTTATCTCCGATGAAGAACATGGTGCGGCCGTCAGGATCTGAGGCAGCACAAAGGCTTTCCAGTTTGCTTTCGCCCAGCGCACGCGCCAGCTTTACGACCATACTGTCAATTGGCGCGCCGATGTCTTCTGCATATTCGGATGCGATCTGCTCGCGCAGACGCAGTGAGTTGATCCCCGTCTCTGAGACATACAGAAGGTCCGATGCACCCAGCGGATATACCGCGTTTGCATACTTCGTGCCTGTGCCTTCGATGATCTTGGTTACACCGATGAGCTTCGGATCTGGGTTCGTGCTGATCAATGTAATGGAATTGCCTGAGAAGGCTGCCAGCTGTTCACCGAAAGGTGCAACGCTGCGGACCAGTGAGCTATCCCCCGCGTAGTCAGAGATATGCAGGAAGCCTGCACCGATGGACTGCTCCTCGTTTCCCTCTTCCCCTGCAACGAATGCTTCCCACTCTGTCCCGTCACCTAGTGCCGAGAAGTAAAGATATTCCCCTGCAACTGCGAAGACGCGCCGCTGGTATGTTCTCACGAAATCGGAACTGATGTAGGCCCCGCCGAACTTAGAGAAGCCTTTGCCGTTCAGCACGATCTGATATGTTGCGTCCGGATTGAATGGCGGCGTGATTGCAAACTCGACAATACGTGATTGCTCACCTACTTCGTCCTGCCCGCCCAGCATGTTCGTCACACTCGTGAAGGTCGCGCTACCGAAGACAGCCAAGGCCTTGCCGTTCTGTGATGCTCCGGTTGCGATTGGCGCAGTCAGGATGACTGTGTTCTCCGATCTTTCTCCGACATAGCCGCTGTATGCTGTGATCTGATCTGCAATGGCCTGCGCGAACGTCTCGTCATCAGTTGCCCATGCGATTGTCGCACCGAGAACCTCGATGCCATCCACGGTAATGCTCGTGATATCCTGCGTATCTGCGCCAGAAACGACGAGGCTGGCCTGAGCTGACGCTGCAATTTGCCTGGCCTGATACGCTTGAGTCTCAGTCCCCGAGATCAAACCTTCGCCGCCCAGAACCCGCGCCACATAGTCGAAGTCTGCGCCCTCGACCGTGATCATGGAGCCCGATGCATTGGCCAAGTAGGACGCGTCGGAGTCGATGCGGTCCGCCAGATATGAAGCCACAGCATCTGCCGTATCAACATTTGCGAAGGAGTTCTCTTGCCAATACGCGACAGGCTCGCCTTTGTAGTAATGGCCGATTGAGCCATCCGTGAACCGGCAGACAGCATAGATCCCGCCGTTGAAGCGCGTGGCTCCATTGACTGCTTCCAGCGTCTTCGTGGTGTTGATCTGCTCGTATCCAATCTTTGGATCCATCTCAGGACGCGGGCCTGTGCCGAATACGACAAGGGCTCCTGAGAACGAGAACAATCCTACTGTAACATATGGTAGTGTAGCGTATGCTACAAACGCCTTTCGCTTCTCGACTTCGCCGCCGCGATTGAGGTGGCAGTTGCGCAGCTCAATGAAGCTGCCCTGAGGAGTGTTGGACGGATGGTTGCGCAGATCTAGGCCCTGCTGGTGCCGTGCGATCATAACCATGATCAGGCTTCCTCAGGCCAGTCATAGACATCCCGGTCACGGAACAGCTTCATGCCCAGGTGAGGGTAGACGCCGCGAATGTTCCCATTATACGATGTCATTGCATAATTGCCTGGGCCGATGTTCTCTTCACAAAAAGCAATGGCAAGCTCTTCCTGCTCAACTCCGCTCTCATCTTTGATGTCTCGGTTACTGACGACAACGATATCAATGACAATATCATTGTCGTCCAAAATTGCGATGTTTGCCATTATGCGATCCTGTATTTAATGATGATAAGACCTGAGCCGCCGTTGCCTTTGTCAATATTGGAGTTGCCGCCGGCTCCCCCGCCGTTTCCTGTATTCGGAGCAGCTGGCTCTAATATGCCAGAGCCAGTCGATGCAGGGTCGCCTTGAAATACTGGCTCTCCATCTTTGGATCTCGCACTGCCTGGGCCGCCAGCTGAGACTTTTTTCAGATGGTAGAAGGGGAACTCCTGCGAGATATCCAATCCTTCACCACCTTTTCCAGCCTTGCGTTCAGCCGTAATAGTGTCGCCACCTGGGCTACCTGCGCCCGCGCCGCCTGATCCAGCCGCCCACCCTGGGTCGGTCGTAGATACCGTTGACTCTCCGCTACGGAAGCCGCCGTATACAGGGGCTCGGGTCACTGTTTTGTCGGATGCTGTGAAGCCTCCGTAGTTTGCGATGTTAGCGAGGTTGACTGGGTTCTTTGACAACGACGCTCCGCCGACAGCTCCTGGGAACGAATACCCCAAGAAAATGCCTCCATTTGTATTCCCGCCAGCAACGCCTGTGCTAGTGCCACCAGATGCGCCAGATTGAATCCCGCAGCTTTGAGCTTCGCCGGCTTTCAAAAAGGCATTGATAATGGTCGCCGCTGACCCGGCCCCGCCCCCAGCTTCAAAAGCAGGGCCAGCATAAGACGCCCCGCCACCTGATCCACCTGGCACATATAAGGCGCGAATGAACATGTCCTCAGCGGGAATGACACTCTTTGTCCCCTTTAAAACATGAGCCTTGAACGTCTTTCCGGCTTGTGTGAAGACAGCAATCTCATCACCGAATGTATCTGGCAAATGCTCCGTGACGATTGTCTCGTCCGTAAAATACACCGTTGAGTCACTCTCGACCGCACCAGCAGCAGGCTCCGCAGAAACCGGACCTTCGTCAGTCCACTCGATTGAGTAATTGATCTGCGTGTCAGCCGATTGCGGTGTGATCGTGAATGTCGTTTCATCCCCAGCGATCCCAGACGCAACGTCCAGCGTGCCGACCGTGAAGCTCGTTCCAGCCAGAGGCAGAAGATCCGTCCCTTCCAGCTCGAACGTTCCCACAACGATGTTGTCATTGCGCGCAGGCAGGTCGCCGCCGTTGATACGCACAACTGTTGGGCTGTATGAGATCACCAAAGGATCGGTAATGTATTCGGTTTTAGTTACGATTTCCTTGACGATGCGGATATCGGAATACTGAATGTCGTATGTGATATCAACTTCACCAACGGTCGTGATCTCGACAGTATAGACCCCACCAGACAGTGTTGGCGTGATCGTTTTGGATGCGTCAGAATACTCGACACCGACGTTAGCCAGAATGTCGTAGCCAGCCACTTCAAAGACAGAAAGAGAGATATTGCCGTTCTGCGACGTGATGACATTCTCGCCAACGGTCACAGCATTCGGACTGATCTCAATTGTAAAGGAGCCTGTTACGGGAACAGTATCGGCCTGCGTCTCAACAGGTGCCTCCGGCGTGCCACCAGGATTACCAGTGCCAGGATCAACGGAGCCATCTCCGGGCAAACCCGCAGTAAGACCGCGGCCTTTTGGGAAAAATGGAATGAACATTAGGCACCAGCTTCCATCACATTCACGATGGCATCTGCGCTGCCCTCATTCACAAGGACGAGGAGTGCACCTTCGGGAATGCCTTTGGAGTAGACGCCGCCAACGCGCAGAGGAAACCCTGCGTCTTCCATGCGGTCAGACCGCTTGGCAATAACTTCGCCTTCAATGTCCAGCATGACCCAAGTCGTATCTTCTGCCAGCGCAGTAGAGTCCCACGTTGCGGCCGGCGCGATCGTTACGCGGTGTGTTGCACCGGGGATGGTGATCTGAGCGTGCTCTGAGTTACGCTCGGCGGGGCCTTTCTCGCGGGGTAGGGACGACATGGTTTTATCCTGCTCTTATTTTCTTTTGTGAAAGTGGAAGACAGAGGGGCCGTAGCCACCCTGATCGTTCTTGATAATTTTCAGCCTGTCCTTGAACGCGCCGCGCACCGGGCCTGATGCCGGGTCCGCACGACGCGCAAGGATCTTAGCTGATGCGGCTAAGACAATGAGCTGGTCATCAAGCTCGCAGCGATCCGTCTGCAAACGCAGGGACCTCAGCTTGCGACGACCTTCAAAGCGCAAAGTCATAGCCTTGTTGGGTGCTGGCCAGATCTGGATCATAGGCCGGTCAGCGTCGATATCAGGACGTGAAACGATGTCCCACGCCAAAACCCGATCAGCGGTCTCGCCTACTTCCGGGTCTGAAATTCCAAAGTCTCCGGTATCAAAGCCGCGATTGATCTCGCGCCATTCTCCGTCCACTTCAATCCACACAGTCACTGCTTTGGACAAGTCCATGTCATCAGGGATTGTGTAGAGATACGAGCCCGCCTCCAAGGTGATATCCTTTCGGATATCGAACCCCGGCCAGACGTGCTCGTCGTAGATGTTTTCCTGAGCAATCCTCAGGTCAATGATATGGCCCCGTGTCTCGCCGTCGCCGTGCGCAGGATTAAGCGACGCCCCGATTTCGAGGCGCAGCATTTCCAGCATGTCTTGGACGGTTGTCCCGGTAGCCATTCATTTAGTCCTCGGTCGATAGTTTCTTGACGGTCTCTTTGACGCTCTTCACGCCGTCGATTGTCTTGGGCAGCTGACCCGAAGCAACGACTTGCTGGAACATTTCAAGGAACTTGTTTTGGCCGCGCACTTGATAGCGACGCGAAAGCGTTTCAGCCAATTGATCGGAGGTTACTTTTAGAACCTTGCCGGTATCGGTCAGGTCTTCAATTGAGGTTTTGCCATGGACAGCACCCAAGGTGCGGATCTCAGGAGCGGTTGCTTCTTTGATAACCTGATTGAGGCGATCGCCATTCAGAGAAATCTTGCAGCGGTAAATTGGAAAGGTCATTTCTGTATTTCTTTCTTTCGGTTTCAAGTGATTGGGAAATGGGTATGTTTAAGCGGGGGAAAAATCCCCCGCCCAATTATTTCCCGATCAAGTGAAGGCGAGGACCGCACTAGTATTTCGCCTCGATGCGGCCACCTGACCAGAGGTCAGAAGACCCTTGTAGAAGACCAGCTCATCGTGTGGCGACGCGGGGGCGTGGATACGCATATCCTTACCTTGCAGGCACCACAGGTTGATCGACTTATGGTCAACAATGTAGAGACGCTTGGTCATGCCCATATCGTCTAGTGACGGGTCATACTCGACAACGAGCGAATCAATGACGACTGCACCGACGCTGACGTCTTTCGTGCCAGTGAAACCGTTCTGCTCGCCAACGCCCATTGCCCGACGCTCAGCCCGCAGCGCGGACATCATGTCAGAACCAGCATAACCCTTGTGGATTGGGGTGCGGCCGTCAGCGTAACGACGCAGCTGGATCAGCTCATCTTGGATGGTTTCGAACAACAGGAAGTCGCCAGCCTGTGCGCGTGTCCAAGTCATGCCAACGTTTGCACGGTTAGTCCAATAAGGGCTATCCACCTTGGTCATGCCGCCGATGGTCAGACCAGCAGCATCGGGATCGTCAACGATCAGCGCGGTGATACCGGCCATACCCTTGGCGTCTGCTGTGCCGTCAGCCCACAGGTAACGGTTCATACCCGATGCCCAGTCTTCCGACAGTGCAGCGTTCTTCTCTTTTAGCACACTTTGCAGTGCAATTTTTTCCGAGCCAGTAGCCGGAGATGCGCCTTTAAAACCGTTGGACGTATCCTTGACATCAATGCCCCGACGCTCGAGTTCCTTCATGCTGACTTTGAGGCCAGAGAAGTGCTCGTGGTAGGAATACTGAAGCTTTTTGTTCAAGTGGTAGTTCTCGAACGTCAGCTTGTCGGTTTCCGATTCGATGCCGCCAAAATTGCCACCGGCAAACTCTTGGTAATCCATGGTCAGGAACTCTTTTGTCCCTGGGAAGTCCTTCATGTTCTTCTTCATGTCACGCAGAAGTGGGCGATCCTGGATGTTTTGGAAATGCACTTCGCTTTCGCGAACGTGAAAGTCCAATGTGCGATTTGAGATGTCTTGAATCTCAGCAGTTGTAAGAGCCATTGTTTTTCCTTTTTATTATTTGGCTCGCGGCTGACTCAGACGATCATTGATGATATCATCATACGACTGAGGCTTACGCTGGGTGCGGGTTGGTGCTTGACCTGAGACTGGCCTGACCGGCTTGGGCTTAGGCTTGGCAACTCCGTAGGCCTCATCGACCTTCTTCTTTGCCGCCGTCATGATCTCGACCAATTGGTCAGCAGACTTGACGCCGCCCGGAGCCATCCGGAGAGCAAGGCTCTGAACGAGTTCTTGCTTCTTGTCGTAGTCAGGATCGGACTTGCGGAACTTGGCCTCGATCTCGGTGTATCGGCTACGCACCTCAGTAAGGTGGGTCTCCTGAGCGCGGCGCACTTGCTCCTGCTCATATTGCTCTTGTCGTGCAGTAGCGGCCTTCTGATGGGCCTGGGCTTTTACCAAGTCTCTTGCATACTGCTCCGAGATCTCTCCCATCTCGACCGCTTCCGCTAAGTCGTCAGGCAAAGGTCCGGATCCGGACAGAGCACCGAGATCTTCCAGAATTGGGTTTAAGGCTTTGATCGCGCCATCGGGGTTATCCCGATACGATTTGATTGCAGCCAGCAACTCGCGGTCTTCGTCCGTAAGTTGTCCCTTCGACGCCGCCTCACGCAGTTCGTTTCGCTCACGAATGAGCTGCTGGAACCGTGGGTTTTTGTCGAACCTGGTGTCCTCTTCGTCATCTGCCTCGGAGGTATCATCCTCTTCGACAGCATCTCCGTTGAGAGCCTCCGTGTCGTCATCCTCATCAGCGTCGGACGAATCCGCTGTCTCGCCGTCTGCACCTTCGGCTTCCCGGCGAACTGCCAGAATTGCCTCAATAGCTGCTTCCTGCTCATCCACCTCTTCGGTGGTGTTATCGTCCAAGATCTCAACCTGATCGTTGATCTGGTCTTCTTCGTTGAAATCCGCTGGCGTCGCGTCTTCGGTCATTTATCGCCCATTTCCGAGTTGTTACGTCTGGGACTTGACGGCAGTAGGGGGAGCTGCTTCCGCGCTCCCCCCACTTTTTTCATCCCATCCGTGTCTCGTTGTTCTGGACGTCGCCTGGCATTGTGCGCCCGCCTGGCGCAGGCCCTGCGGTCGGCGCATTCATCCCGCCTTGCATGCCCTCGGCTGACCCAGCTCCGGTCGCCATTGCGTTTTGAGCGGCGATAGAAGGCGCGCCTGGCTTTAAGAAATCGGCGGCGCGGAAGTTGGTGCCCAATGCTTGCAGCATCACGTCCCAAATCTTCGGGACATCTGCCTCCGGCATCTGCATCATGAAGGGCATCATGCGCTCCAAAGCTGCCAGCTCCTTAGAACGGTTCGGCTTGCCCGAGCTGCCTGCCTTGATGGTCAGGTGAACTTCCTGCACCATGTCAGCCATAGCGGTCTGGCTTTCATACCATTCCGCGCCTGGTCCAGCGATACGCTTCACTTCCTCGAGGCTCATCTCACGCATGAAGATCCGGCCGGATGCTTCGGCAATATCAGATAGCCACATGTCCAGATCATCAATTGCAGAGGACATTGCAGAGACGCGGCCGTCCTCAGCGATAGAGGCTTCGGTCGCAGATCCATTAGCGTTCATCGCGCCCCAGCTGGACTCCGGCGTTCCGCCTGCGCGCACCATGTCGTCCATGATGTCGCTGGTGCCATAAAGGTTCCAATCGATTCCGGGGACCGGGGCGCGCTTGAACACCTTGTCCAAGTCCTGCGTGCCGTCGATCTTTACGCCAACGACGCTCCAAGGAGATGAGCTCGCGAAAGCCTGAGCATCCTTTTTAGAAACAGCACCGTCCTGGTAAAACCAGCGGGGCAGGTTGGCATACCGGTGATCGGCCAGACCATCGCGTGCGCGGTTATATTCGTCCTGAGGGTGACGCAGCAGCTCAACGTCTGACGGCGGGAATGGATCTTCCTCGTCCTCAACATCGTTCAGTGTCAGTGCGAAAAATGGCAGTGTGTCCTCGATGAAAACATCAGGCTCCACAGGGTTCTGCAAAAAGTCAGGGTATCCCTCGCAGACAACCAGACGCATGCCAGTGCTACGATCCCAGATCTCATAGACCGTATAGGCCTCCTGAGAGTCCTTGCGCTGCTCGCCGCGGGCCAGTCGAACGTCCGTCTCGGACTTAACCTTTTTGGCATAGCCGCTGACATCATGATCAAAGGATTCCACGATGCGATCGCGGGTCATCATGAACTTCTCGGCAACCCACCGTGCGCCGGCAAAGCCGTTCAGATCTTCCAGTGCTGTGTCCGGGATGATCGCTGTCGATCGCGGGAACGTCAGCGTCAGGCCTTCGCGTAGGATGATTTCCTTTTCATTCTGCAAATGCTCAATTGATAGGGAAAGTTCTTCATACTCAGCGTCTGACTCCGAGATGTCGCCAGCGTCCGCATCATTTTTCAGTCGCTCGATCACAGCCAGACGTGCGCGTGCATCCGATAGATTGGCCTCGTTGTCCTCGGCCCGGCGATCCATCTCCCTTTGATAGCCAACCTTAGCATATGCTACACCGCAGGTCGCGGCGCGGCGCACCGCCCCCTTGATCCCTTGCTTTCCCTTGTTCTGTTTGAGCGCATTTCCGAACAGGATCTCGATGGTCCTGCCCATCTTTTTCAACCGCGAGATGCGGTCATCGGCCTGCTGGATATCTTGAAGGATCATTGCAATTTGCGGCGCATGCATATGCAGCATATTGATGTCGCCGCCGACCTGACCCAACGCTTGCTGCGCCATCATCTTCGTTCCGGCGTCGCCGTCCCAATACTGATATTCGATCTTGCTATTCACCTCGACCTCAGGGGCCGGGTTCTTAGCATAGACTGCATTCGTCAGGTTCGTGATATGCTTCTTAACGAGGTTAACCGTATACTTCTCACGGGGATCCCAGTTGGCTTTGTTGCAGCCATGGCGCGCGTAGGACTGGCCTTCGCGCATGCGGTCTAACTGCGGCTTCCAAAACTGCTCAGCAGCTTTGACTTCCGTTACCCAGCGATTGACCAAGGACGACCGGCTGTCGTCCACTTCATCTTCCTTGCGCATGTTATCTCCACAGCGTTTGCCATGGATTTGCACGCGCAAGGGTAGGGGGCTTCCGTCAGCGTCTGACGCGCTTCATCGTGATTGCCTTGTTCGCATCCTCGCGTTCGATTGATGCCTTGAACCAAGCCATAGTCCCGGACTCGATAGGCTTCTCTTCGACATGAGGATTGGATGCGTCGGATGAGATCATGTGACCGATCGACTTGCCGAACCAGGACAGCGCGTCCACGAAGTCATCGTGTAAACCCGCTGGAAATTGCAGGAGTTCTGCGCGTGCGCCGGCCCAGAATGTCTTGTCCTTTGGGAACCACATCCGCTTTTGGGCGATCAATGTCCGGATACCCTGAGCACGGATTTCCTTGTCACCCTTCAATGACTGAGCTTGGAAGTTAAACCACACCTTCCGTCTCTTCATCGCGTCACGCAGGGTGCCACCGATGGCGTGGTCAATCTGTCCCTTTTCGTGCCAGATGGCGATGGGGTTCCACCGCTCGCACATGTCCAGCACCTTCTCGATCATATCCTCAGGCCTCAATCGAATGTGCAGCGCGTCCAGAATATAGACGTTCCCCGTCCTTTCATCCAACATGCCAACGACGAACGCTGTTGCGTCCCGCTTGCGGCTCGTGGTCAAGCCAACATCCCAGCCCGCATAGATCTTAATTTCCTCAGCACGCTCCTTGGAGTATGGCATTGAGGCCGATCCAATGGACTGCAAGCCTTCGACATCGAAGAACGCGCCGGTATCAGGGCTGGGCTGCCCCATATACAGCGCGGAGAACTCAACAGGATCCGCCAGGCGTTTCAGCTCGAGCGTTTCCAGATCATGTTCATCCGGCCAGATTGAATCCCCTTCAACGAACGGCTCCTCGCCGTCATCCAGGTATTCGTTAAGCATCTCCGCAGATTCGATTGAACAAATGGCCGGGATGTTCAGGTAGTTCCAGCTATCTGCAACCTTACGGTGGTCAGGATCCTTGGCATATTCAGGGTGCGATGGATCAGCATTGCGGCCCAAGATATCATCGGTGTGCCATCTCGTGTGTAAAGTTATACACTTCGTGCGCCTACGGATACGAGATACAATTGAGTTCCGAAACCACTTGTGGATCTTCTCACGAATTACGTCAGAAAAAGCTTCCTCATAGTCTTTATATGGGTCATCGACCAAAATCAAAGTCGCCGACCTCCCCGTGATTGAAGAGTTCCTTCCAGCGAAGGTAATGGACCCGCCCTGCTCAGTTGTAATGAATTCTGCCTTATCTAAATCAAGCTTGAAGTCAGGGAATATTCTTTGGAACATCTCTGTCTTTACCATCCTGCGGATTGGCACTCCGATGTTATCGACGACGAACTGGGATGAGTATCCTGCGATGATGATCCGCTCACGCGAATTGCGGCCCAGGAACCAGATTGGGAACAGCAGGCTCAACATGAAGCTTTTCCCTGACTGAGGAGGCACACTGACGCCCAGTCGAGACTGCTTTGAATCCGGCGAGATCAGCGAAAGAACCCGATCCATAATCAACTTATGATGCGGCCTGAACTGATATGATGTTTTAAGGGGATCATCTTCGAAGTCAGGATCAGGAACCATAAGCTCGCAGAACTTACCGAAGTCCGTCTTCGCTTCCATGATTTTCAATTTGAGTTCTAGGTCGCGCTGGTAGATCACCAATTGCTCGGGGGACATGCCCCCAAGCGGTGAAGCCTGCGCGGGTTGACCCGCGTTCTGTTGGCTCATTTTATTTCTTTCTTTATACCGTTCTGACGTATTCGATCAGCTCAATTCCATTTTTGTATGCGTGGGCGAGGGGCTTTTTATTCCCGTTCAGAAAGCGGATGACCCACTCTTCTGCCCCGTTTTGCTCGATCTGCTGGATTGTTCCTTCAAAGGTTGAGATTACTTCGACTTCGACGGGCTTTTGCGGGAAGAACACTTCAAACGTGCCGCGTGAAATGAAACCCAAATCCACAGAATGATCATCGGTGCGGCTGATCTCGAATACGGCCTGTGCTGGATCTGCTGTGCGAAGGAAGTCTTCTCCGGCCACGCGGTCGATACCAATGCAGGATGGGATACCCGGCAGGTCATAGACCTTTAAAGCTCCGTCAGCTTGCGAGTAGTATACCGCGGACTTGTCGCGCTCGGATGCCTTGCTCAGTCCAACCTTCATCACGTTGTTGAAAGAAAGAAAGAGGACAGAGGCGTCGGATACGCCGCCAGAGATCTCAATCGGTTCGAACGTTTTCAGATCTGACGAATGGATTAAGGTCAGGCCATCGCCGCCCACCATGAGATCGCCGGCGGCCTTGGTTTCATTGCGAGCAACATACCTGAGTGAGACATCAGAGAACTCGATGCCGCTGCTACCATTCAACGATAGCTCAGCGTAATGGCCGAGAACAAAGTCCCCGTATTCATCCAGGGCTCCAACAGGAGCGTTTACTGATATCTGGCTGAACGCATCCGGCGTGGAGTGAATGTCATTTGTCTCCACAAGCTCGCCAATCTGCGTGCGTGAAACCGTGACCGGCATTGTGATAGTGCTATCGGCTTCAAGGTTTACGCGCTCAGCAAGTGTTAGTGGTGCATTGTCCCCGCCATAGTAGGTCAATGTGACAGCTTGCAGTCCTATGTCCCCGGTATCATCAGGCTTGCTGATTAATGGCACACTGGTGTTTGCACTTCCAGATACCGGATATCCCTGAAAGATTTTCCCGTTCATATCCAGAGTGGCGACAGCGTCCTTGGTTTCACTCACGCGAAATCCGTAATTCACTGTTCCATGCCGCAAATCTAGTAGCATCCGGAAACCGGATGATTTTTCCATGTCTATCCAAACGGCCCTGTCGCCACCATTGGAATTGATTTTACGATAATGAGAAATGATGCTCATCATTCCTGCGGGAACAGGCGTCAATGTATAACCAGTATCAGCACGAAGAATTGCAGAACCATCCGCGCACTCTAATCCATAACCTTCACGAAAAAAATCGGACAAATTGTTTATATAGAATGAACCTGAGATCAAGGCTGGCTCATCATTGTCCTCGTAGAAGAATGAAATATCCATCGCTATAATGCCATAGAGACTGCTGTCGCTATCAGTGCGATCGGAGATAAAACTAAAAGTTTTGTTGGACCTCATGATGAGATAATCACCAGGATCTTCAAAATCGTTCCTAATATTCGTGTATTTGATATAGACAGGACGATCTCCGACCTTCGCACCTCCAAGCACAATTACCTCTGTCCCTTCAATCTTTTGATCACGGCCAAGGGTAATAATTGAACTGCTCACGCCTTCAACTGTCAGCGTCCCACTGTCATTTGTCGCATACCACTGCCCTTCATCTGCTATGGAGAAGTTCTGATCGGCAACATTCCAGTCTTGATTGATCATGCGAATGCCGGCCTTAGCAGGAACGCCGATTGTCTTCGCGCTGAATAAGCCGACAACCCGCGCCGCATCTGTTGAATCCGGATAAGGAACAGGAGCGCCGTTGCGCGCCTCAAAGGGCGAGCCCGGATCAGCCGCACTGAGAATACCATCAGGGTCCAAAGGGCTGTGCGCATTGCTGTCTGGCTCATACTGCCACTTGCCTTTGTCAGCTGCGCTCAGATCTCCGTGGAAGAATGGCAGCAGAGCTGCATCACCGCCTGTGCCGGGCAGCTCATAAGCTAGATCTCCGCCCATCACGCGCAGGACGCTGGACCCATCGTCGCCAAATCCAGCGGAGACCCACTTTTCCGGGGCCTCAGGCGCGTCCGAGTAGATAACCCGGTGCGAGGTCGTATCATTCACCAGCACGCCTAGAACGCCGCCCAGAGCGCGCACGCAGATAGCTTGAACCGGCACGTCAAATGAGGATGCAGCTGCAACATCAGCCAACGCAATCCGCGTGAAGACTTCCTGTGCAGTGTCCGAGTAATACAGAACGTTGTCGATCGTCAGAACGGCCAGGCACTCCTCCCCCTCAGAAAGAAAGAAAGACAGGGAGATAGGCTGGACCGGATCGGTGTTGCCCATGCTGACAGCTGTAAAGGTCGATCCATCCGTTGAGGTCTTCAATCCCTCGGCGTCGATCACATAGGCTGTGCCATCCGACTTCACCGCGACTTCGCGTGGGTTGTTCAGGCCAGTTGTCTGAACGTTGAACCAGCGGTTGTCGAAATTCAGATCATCAGAGTTGACCGTGGAGCCTTGGAAGACCGGGCGATGCGCGGCTACGCCATTCCCAACGGAGACGACGGCACTAGGGACGGTGCGCAATAGGCGCACGCGCTGCAAGCTGTGGGACTGAGAGGAGTCGATGTCATCGCGGTCCAAGTCCTCGTCGGGCGTGTCCTCGCGCCAGTCATCTTCACCGGGCACATCAGGTTGATTTGGACCGGAATAAGTCGGAGGCAGATCCGGACGCGGCGCGGGAGTAACGGGATCAATGATCTCGACATCAGGATAGGCGGTATAGTCACTGGTTGATGCTAATCGTGTGCGGCCGGGTGCGAACATTACTCGTCTCTCGTTGTTTTAACGGGACTTGTCCGCAGCCCAGCGCGTAGCTTCTGTTGCTACGCTACTGTATCATTCGACCGCAGGTGCTACGTATCGGGTAATGAAGCCGTCAACCGAACCCTCATCCCACGCGACAAAGCTCAGGACCGCGGTCTTGCCGCTTTCCAGCACTGGCTCGCCATGGTCGCCCCAGTCGATACCGGAGAACCAGGTGTGACCGTTCGTGCCGGTGCTTGTGAGGCGCACAGTGAATGAGAAGCCTTTGTCTGCTTCTTTATTGACGATATTCCACAGGCAGTTCCCGTTTGCATTGAGCCGGAACATGTTTCCCGCCTGAGCATCCAGCTCAATCGTGCCAGAGGCTGTGCCCAGGTCCACGATCTGTTCTGAGTAGTTGTTCAGATGTAGGTTCTTTTGTGACTGGCCGGTCCAATCATTTTCCTCATCAAGGCGTGCATATGCGCCATCGGGATCAATCGGCAGGGCAGCGAACTCAATGACCGTTCCATTTGAGCGTGCGAACAAGCCAGCGTTGGCCTCCGAGATCTCAGGTGTATCCGTCAGGTCGTTGAACTTGACCTCGACACTGGTCTCGTCGTCATAGACAAAACCCGTCTCCAAATCATTGACACGGAGAATCTTGCCAGCTGCACCGGTGAAAGAGTTGGGCGTATCCAGTAGCTGACGGAAGTATACCGCGCCAGAGCCACCAGTAGAGCCGCCAGAGCCCGTATCGGGCAGGGCTTCGCCATCATCCCCAACGGCTGGGACAAACACGCCTGAGCCGCCATTGGCGGTAATGAAGTCCAGAACCTCTTGGGAGAGAGAATAGAAATGGACCACACCGTTGCGCAGCTTGTCGTCGTCACGTTGGATCTTAGCGAGGTTGGAGCGTAGCTCGTTTAGAATAGAGCCGGCGTTGTCGAACTCGCGGTCCAGATCAACACCGGACTGAGGGACATCAGGAGCTTCGGCCTGAGCTTCGGTAAAGGAAGTCGTTCGCGTGTAGGTCTCAGGCAGTGCCATGGGTTCCCTGTCTTTCTTTCTTTTGACAGGGATTTAACGACAAACCCCGGCAGGGCTTCCGTGAAGAGACCAAGCCGGGGAAAGAAAGACAGAAAGATAGAAGGTGGTTAGATCTTCCACCGCGCGAGCTGTTCGCCCAGGCCATTGCCAGGATACGGCGACATCATCATCATACGAAGGGTCTTGTCATTGATCTGAGCCGCAGCGCACTGCGTCTTCAACTTGTCGTTCTCGGTTTCCAGCTCAACAATGTTGTCGGCCATATCTTCGATCACGTCGTATGCCATCATCATGCCCTCATCCATGCAGGCTTGCAGTAGATGAAAGAAAGCGCGGTTGTCCTCGTGCTTACGCAGATTCTTGAACTGATCCATCAGACGCTTGCGCTCAGGGCCTTGCAGCTCGTTCGCGTCCAGGAAGCCTACCTCATCCCAGTCTTCGCCGGTGTTTCGCGGTGCCTCTTCGTTGGCACGTTCTTTTTCCTTGACGATTTCGGAGAGGACCTCGACCAACTTCTCGTGCTCGTTGAAGTAGAATTTCCGCTCTCTTCCTTCGTCATCCAGAATGGACCAGTAGCAGGAGATACCGCTATCCATCAGGATAACGGAGATATCCTCGACCCACAGTCGCACTGGCGCGCTGCCCATTGAGCTACGAATGGAGACGGTCCAATCAGCGGGGAAGGAAGGGATTTGGTAAGACGTCGTTTTCATTGCTGTATCCTTTTGTAACTGAAAAGGACTTGGGTGCGTTGAAAGACAGACAGAAATAGATTTGTTAATTTATTTCAAGGTAGCCCGTCGGGCCATTCCGTATTATGCGCTTCATGCGATACGAGAACAGGAACGTTTGAGTTATAGGATATATCAGAGAAATGCCGATGGCCAATCCTAATATGTCTCCGTAAAAGCCAAACATAAAGCTATACAGACCTGAGAGTTGCAGGAACGCGTTTATTATCGCGATTATAGCCGTATATGGCGCGGCGTGCATATACCAAGGGATGGATATTTTGTAGCATTCGGTTGTGTTGTCGGTCATAATCGTCTCCTTTTGATACATATTATATTTGCGTAAAACGCCATAACAGAAGGAAATATATGAAGAAAGTGGCGGGGTGTATCGGACTTGAACCGTATGCCCCCTACATGTAAAGACCTACCGGCAAGTCTTTACTGCGCGCTCTGCCTGTTGAGCTAACACCCCACCCTTAATACGATTGGCTGGACTTGAACCAGCGACCTCCGGCGTTTCAGTCCGGCACTCTATCCAACTGAGCTACAATCGTATCGTATGAATTATATGGTAACGTTTCAGAAAGACAGAAACGGAAAAGAGAGTTATTTTGAAATAACATCTCGAATAGTTGAAGCGAAACGGATGAGACCAGCTTCGTCACCATAGGTCTTGGCGTTGCGATACTTGCCAATCAGTGACTTACGGTCATCGCCGGTAATACCATTCTCGGTCATCCAGGCGTAGAACTCGGTATCGCGGGGACGATATGAAGTAGGCAGTCTACACGCAACGGCCGCAACGAGAGCCGGGACTGAATCTTGATTGTTCGGAATAACAGTAGCACCAGGCTGCCAGGAAAGCTGGGTGTTGCCGATCGACTCTACAACCCATACGGCGTTTCCTTCGCTATCGTCCGTCAGAACGACAGAGACAGCAAGGTCTACGCACAGGCGGATGTGAGCTCCCTCCATGTTTTCCAGGATGCGCACGTTCCAATCAGAAGGGAAGTGGGGAAGGCGGGGCATGGCGGTTTGCTTGCTCATGTAGTCGATCTCCTTTGTGACTGATCAGGAGATGGATGCGTCCGGAAATTCCAAAAATTTAAAATTTTATGCGGACGGCCGAATACACTAGGGGCGAAGAACGCCAGGGTATGGTGGGGGGTGGGGTGCCCCCCAGGTGGCCCGTAGGGGGTGCCTGTGCGTGTCCTTTTTCCCTCTCAATGGCGTATGATCCAGCGATTTTGGTCCATTGCATTTGCGTTGGATCATTATACCCCTCCCGTGAAACATTGTTCAGGGCTTGCCTTGCTCTACTGTGACGGCTGTCCCGTTGATCGTCGTCGCCTGATTAAATCGCTGGATTTCCTGCAACATTGCACGAATGTCTTCCGCCGTGTCAGGCTCGCCGTTGGTCTTTCCGGTGATCGAAGAGTGTGAAACTGCGCTGTGACCGGCTTTGTCTGATATGCTTTTGGCGGCTCCAAGTGCGATCTTCTCGTCTTTGCTATACATGAGCAACCTCAGGACCTCGATTGCCTCATCTCCGTAGGCTGTGAGCTTGTTTGCCGTCGTTGTATGCATAGCAGCGCGCACTTTTGGGAGGTCCATCAGCCTACGAGCGGCTGCCACCCCATCCACGTAACCCGCTAGCGTCGCTGCCTCCGCTAAGTCCCTCGTCCCGGTCAAATAGTTGACAACGAAAGCCCCTTGTTTGTCAGTCAGCCCATCCAGAACTATCGCCGGTAAAACTCCCGCCGTTTCTGTGCCCGTCTTCTGCGTGTCGTTTACGTCTTCCATTTGTGTCTCTCTTTCTTTCCCGATCATATGCAAAGGAATTGTCCGCGCCCTCCTTCTGCGCTTCCATTCGATTGTAAAAACTCCCCCTGTTTCCTGTGTCGTTTCTGTGTCGTTCTTCCACCAACAGGGCGGCGACATGGCCCAATGGCTAATGTTAGCAGTCCCTTGAAAAGGGCCAAAGTGGCCAACAATATAAGTTGTTGATTTTACTGCAAAAAGGCCGTTCGCGCCAACATTAGCGGCCGCCAACATTAATTAGCCCTGAAATCCCTTATTTATATAGCTTTTATTGTT